CTTTAGAATATGCACCCTCTACCAAATGTATAAATTGCACTTATATCTCTGCAGTTTTAGTATCTTTACTTAACTGTGCATCAGTGACTGCACCTTGTGATTCTAAATCATCATCTAAAGGAACATCTCCTAAATCTCCACCAGTTGGTTCTCCTGTGATTGGATCAACTGCATTAGGATCTGGAAGAATACCATCTTTAATTTCCTGTTCAATTTGTTCATCAATTTCTGCAATTTCTGTATCAGATTGACGAAGAACTTTCTTACGAAGATATTCAGTAGAATAATACTTACCAAGATATGGTTCAACAGTCGCTGCAAGACCTAATCTTTCATTCATCATTTCAGATTCTTTGAGTTCTGCAAACTGATTATCATATAAGAAATCATACTGAATATGATCACTCATTGACTCCCAATCTTCTGGTGTAATGATATTCTTAAGAATTAATTGAGTTCTCAACATATCATTAAACATGTTTCCAAATCTTTTTCTTAATCTTCCAACAAACTTACTAAACTTAAGTTCATCCCTTAATATCTCAGATGATCTTCCTAAGTTAAATCCACCTTCAGATGCGATTCTTGATTCTGGAACTCCGAGTGCACGATATAATTTTTTCTGGAAGTATTCAATATCTGATAATTCACCAAGGTTTTGTCCACCGGGAAGTGTTGTAATCTCAGTGCCACGACCACCTTCTCTTCTTGGCAACCAAAAATCTTCCATCATTGACATGAATTTACGATCATCTCTAACTTCACCAGTTTGAGCATTATAAGTTAACTTGTTACGATAGCGACTCATCACCTCTTTCAAGTATTGTTCCGCTTTTACCTTTGGAAGATTACCAACATCAATATAAAATATTCTTCTTTCTGGTGCTCTTGATAATCTATAAATTACAAGACTATCTTCAATCATTCTTAATTGATTTAATGCTTTGATCGCCTTATGCATATAAGACAAACAAGTTCCCTTATTACGATCAAATAAACCAGACGTTACATATGTGATTGAATCTTTTGCAATCTTGATGTTTTTTTCACGACCTGATGAAACAGGTGACATAACACCTATTGGATAATTTGGTTTTGGTGTGTAAATATAATATTCTTCAATATCAGGATACGCACTCTTTGTTACATCTTTAATATTACTATAATCAATTATACCATTACCATTCTTACCATTTCCATTTTTCTTTTCTTGCCTGACGAACTTCATCTTCATCGGGTCAATATATCTTAATTCTTGTATTCCATCTTGAGGTCTTTTGACATCAATAACTTTCATGTAGTAAAGTCTTCCGTCAATATACCAGTTTCTGAATATCTCATGAGACTTTTTATCAAAGTCCATGATTTCCTTTAAATGTCTGAATTCTGATCTAATCTTATCTTTTAAACCGTCACTTGCATTTACATTTGATAATTCAATTTCGATAGGCGAATCATATAAATCACTTACAATCGCTTCATTAACTACATCTTCAATAGCATTGTCACATTCTGGGTGCAAAGCCATCTCACGATATCTTCTTATCAGATCGTACTCTGTTTTATATACTCCTTCTATATCAACATACTGACCATAAAAACCAGAATTTATAAAATAGTCAACCCCGTCCTCATTATTCTGAGGAACGGGGGCGACTACTGAATCAGGTTTTTTATCTGAATCATCAATAGAGAAACCAAAAAGTTTAGGCATTGTATAACGTCTTTATATTCTATTATACACTATTTATCAAATAAATCAACGTCTAGTTGATTGCCTCTCCACCGGCATTAGCTCCGGTGCCCTTGATTGCTTCCCACCACTGGACTTGGAATTCAACGGTAAACTCTTCAACACTATCAACCGTTTCGTAACTTAGGTCAATTGCACTGATGTTCGTTGGGAATACATCATGGAACTTATAGGTTCTAAGTGTAGATCCATCACGATCTAATTGATGAACATAAGCATCTGGTTGATACTCTGCAGGATCTTGTGATCCAGTTGCATCTTCCATGCTATTAATGAAGTCCATCCATTTTTCCATTGCGGAACGAATGGCGAAGTCAACATCATTAATAACTGTTACTGTCCATGTATCGAAGGTTCTGTCTCCAGCGATCTTAAGAATCCTACCTCTGAAGTTAACTTCAATCGGTGTGATGTTAGATGCTGGTAACTGAGCAGCTTTTACCAAGAACCTTGATTTTTCTTTTACGTCATTCTCGATAGCGATTGGATCAGGAAAGACGAGTTCCACCTCGAACAGATTCGGTCTTGCACCGCCACCGGCCATCTTGCTCTTGAAGTCGGTGATCGTTCTGAGTGGTGGTCTGTTAAATTGGGTTGCCATTTTCTTTAATTACCTCTTGTTAAACAGTTCCAATAACTTCATCGAACGAGATGCCAGTTCTTGTGGCAACGAAGGTAAGACCAATAAAGTTGATTGATCTTGCAGGTTTAATGAAGATGTCTGCGACAAACTCATTACTATCTATGATGGCAGCAGTGTTATTTGTTTCATCACAAACAACTCTGAAATCAAAGATACCTCGTTTGGACTGAACATCACGAAGGAATGGTTCAACAATATTCACAAAGTTAGTTCTTGTGATTTCGTCGTTGAACTCAAAGAGTTGATCTCTAGCAGCTGCTGAGATTGCCTCCTCAAGGAATATGAACAATCTGCGAACGTTAATACGATCAAATGCAGATGCTTTTCCAAATCCAGTTTTATCACCAAATAGAACAATACCTGCTCCGGGTGAGAATATTACTGGGTTAATTCTATTCGAGTAAAGCACATCTCTCTGAGTTTGATTCGGAGTATATGCAAGTTTTACTGCGTTTAGAATTCCACCTCTTGCGGTTCCAGCGGGTGAGAACCAAGGGAAGTTGTTGATGTCATTTCTGGCACATGTTCCAGCAATGTCACCATTAAGTGGTACATACCTGAATGTGTCAGAGAATCTATCAAACATATACTTGTATCCACTATCGAATACAGCATATGAAGATGATGTAATCGGAGCATAGAATCCAACCACATTATCTGTGATGTCTGCACCAGAATTAATAGTTCCTGTTCCGACCGCAGAATCATTTAAAAATGATCCTCTGTTTGGTGAGATGAACGCGACTACATCCTTTCTTAATTCAGCGATTGAAATGAGTTTATTTGCAATTGCTTGTGCCTCATGTTGTGGATAATTTGCAGAACCCATAAGTAAGAAGTCTATGTCAAACTCTTCCTTATTCTCAAATAAATCATAACCAGCAGTAATACCACCTACACTAGCGAGCATTGCACCAGCAGTTTGAATTCCTGTCTGACCGTTGTAGTTCTTACCACCTGTAAGAGTGATTGTTAAAACACCAGATCCGGCATAAGTGATTCCTTGTGCATCCTGATCCCATGCGTTATCAGTTTCTTTTGTAAATCCACCAAATTCAAATGATGTTGTGGTAATTCCAGAAGAAGCAGCAGTTGGGCCACCCATTCCAAAAATATTTGTTGAATTATTGTAAAGATATTTTCTCCAGTATGAAGGAGATCCAGCAGAAAACTCAGCGTCTTTTGCTTTTGAAAGAGCTAGGTGCTTCTCAAGAACTGTTCCTGCATTTCCTGTTACTTCACCTTTGTCGTCAATCACAACTACATGAACTTCGTCATGTCTTGAACTTCTTGCAGCAGCATATGCTGAAGTTCCGGGTCTCTCTGCAAGTGTGTTCCACTTTATAGTAGAATTACTTAATGTAATTTCTTGCTGATCAAACCAGTCTAATTTTGATGAAACAGTTGTTGTGCTACCACCACCTGTGTTTGCTGTCATTCCAAGACTGATTACTCCAGTTTGAAATTCGTATACACCACCGGGTTGATAATTTTTAAATGTCTCGATACCAGCAGCAGAAACATGGGATACAAATTTAACACCAGCGACAGTATTAGCACCAGATCCACTAACTTCAGTGATGATACCTTTAAAGTATCCATCTAGT